TGTGAACGCGCCTGTTATTGCGTTCTTAGAGACCGATTGGAATACGTTTTCGGAACGGACTGGGCCGCTGCAAGTTGTGTTCGCCATGCGAATCTCCTGTCGTGGCTAAGGTCAAATACGATATGTATTTGTCAGAAGTTATTTGAAGTATACACACAAAAAAGAGGGGCGCATAGCGCCCCTTAAAGTAGGGATGAGGGATATCCCTATGAGTGATTGTTAAGCGGCACCTGGCGAACCGAATACAGCGCGTGGATCCGAGAATCCGAAGCTGTACCACTCACGCGCCTTGAAGCGCATGTTGCCAGTGTCGAAGTCCGCTTCCATGTTAGTGGAAAGTGGAGTCCGCTCGAAGTGGACGAATCCACGAGGTGCGTCAGTCATGAGGAAGAACGCGTCAGGATCTGTCAGGAAGTCGTTGACAGCATAGCCGTCAGGCAACATACCCATAGAACGCAAAGCGTTAACATCATTGTCTGCAGTACCAACACGGAGGTTAGATACCATCAGACGCTCTGCGATGAACTGAAGCTGACGTGGAATGATCAGCTTAGTGCCGCGCAGTGCAACCTTCAAACCACGCTCATCGACGAAACCAGCGATGCTGATCAATGCGTCTTCGAGTGAAGTTTCGTTAAGGTCGGCAGCAGTTGAAGGCTCGTTAGAGAACGTGCCGCCATTTGTCAGTGGGTGGTCAGTCGCACAAAGCGCCTTACCGTCGCCACCAGCACTCGCACCTGCAGTGAACGCGTTGTTCAGTACAGAAGCGGCCTTGACCTGCTTGGTGTGAGCCATTGAACGAGCAAGAGCACGAGTGTAACGAGATGACAGACGATCATACAGATTGTCTTCAACCGCTTCTTCAGTGATCGAGAATGCCAGAGCAATAGTCTCGTGGTTGTAACGTGCTGTGTATGCTTCTTGTGCATCATCAAAGCTGACGGATGAACCTTCAGACTTTGTTGGTGCTGTGCCGAAGCCAGACAACATTACTTCTTCTTCAAACGCACGGTCAGAAGATTCAGTAGTGTAAATCTCAGCGTGTTGATTTTCATACCGAGCGTACTCCATGCCAAAGAGGGCATTGAGACCCGGCTCCAGTTCTTTCGCTAATTGAGCGCGAGAAATAGCCATTATCTAGTCTCCTTATACGCCAGTAACACTAACAGTACCCTGAACGATAGAGCCGTTCGGAGCATTGAAGTGGTTGTTAATACGAACGATCAACGGAATTCCAGCTACAGTAAAGTCACTGTTTTCTGCTTGATCCATTACGCCAACAATGCGAAGCGCGTGCGCTGCAGTTGTAGCGATAGTGTCCAAGTCAGCCGAAGCGGAAGAAAGACCAGTTGTATCGTCCCCTGAGTTGCCGTTTGCCAACTGAATGTTAGAGAAGACCGCTGCGCGAACTTCTGCTTCAGTATTTGCTGCCGCCACTACATTAGATGTAGCGATTGTGAACAACTGATTAGGGTTATCGTAAATAAAGGCTTTGACAGGGAAGTTTGAATCCGCGCCAGAACCAGGCCAGTAGTTAGAGAACACTGTTTCACCAGTTGTCGAGCTAACGTACTCACATCCGTTAAACACACCCAAGATAGATACAGTGCCACCCGCTGCTGCTTGAAGATCATCAATGACCCCCGCTGCTATAGGGATGACTGCCATACCCTTGTAAATCTTGTTTGTGTTGTCTGAAGCGATACGATTCTCGGTCAAACCAGTGGAGTTAGGTGCTGAACCTAAAATACCATACGGACGTAGTCCGAAGGCTCCATTAGAATTTGCCATGAGTTTTTACCTCGTAAAATTATCAACTGTCGCTTTTGCGACCACCAAAACTAACCCGACTTTGCCTATCACTATGCATCGGCATTGAAGGGTGTTGTTCTTTCATCATGTCTTGGTCAACAGCAGTCATTTGGTCGCGGGTCCGGAGCCCGTAATACTCGGATCTTTCTTTTGCTGTTTCCGCAGGAATTCGGCAAAGCATTAAGCCTCCCTGACCTATTACTCCTGCGTGCCTACCCTCGTCAATGACGGGGTAATTGTAATCGGGATACTCTTCGGCCCGGACGGGTTCCCATCCTTCGCGTAACTTAGTGTGGACATTCATCGTGTCCTCTTCATTACGCATCGAAGTACGAATCCAACGATGTACATAGCCCTCTGGGGCTTGTGGAGCTTCCAGCCTACTTGGCGGAGCCCACGGTTTTCTGCGCTCTTCAGTTGAGCGATCTTTAGCTGCGCGTGGTGTGCGTGTATTTGATTCTGTCATGTCAGTCTCCTAGTCCTTAACGTATTTCGCGTATTCTTCAAGCGGGACACCAAGCTTCTTGGCGATAGCCACCTGAGACGGACTGAGCTTGACTTTCCTGCGCCCTGGTTGTGGTTTTCGGGATGCCGAAGTGTCAGCAGATGCGACCTGTCCACTTCTCCCATTTTTCTGACCGGCAAACTTGTGCGGAAACTCCACACGAATTTGTCGATCTATTTCATTGTAGTACTCATCGGAAGTAGGATCAAACCCTTCTTCTTCGACAAGCTTACGATGAATTCCAAATGCGGCATAAGTCATGACCTCGTCTTGACCAAACCACTCGTTCTTTGTTGCCCAGTCCTGTGCTCTTGGATCAGGTTCTGGAGCACGCTCTTGTTGTACAGGTTGTTGTACAGGAGCGGCTTGCGGCTCGGATGTACGTTGTACCTGCACGCGCTCTTGCTGCTGTTTGGCTAGACGATAACGCTCTTGCTCAATCGAGATTCTCGACAGCATTTCCTGAGCTTCAATCATCTTGTCTACGTCGCCACGATCATGAGCGTCGCGGTACGCTTGCTTGGCAAGATTTTGTTGGTTCTCTAACCGCTGACCGTATTCAGTTAAGTGTGCTTGCTGCGAACCCTGCACTTGAATCTTTAGCTTTTCGTTTTCTGCACGAAGTTCTTTAGCTAGTCGTACAGCTTCTTCACGGTCGCGTTCTTCCTGACGGTATTTCTCCGTCAGCTTTTTGATACGCTTCTGGACATTCTTACTATAGTTTTCAAGTTCTTCCCCTGATTGCTCAGGTTCTGAGGTTTCTTGTTTGGCCCCTGCTTCTACAGTAGCACCGGTATCGGTATCCGAACCTTCCTGCTCTGGCAGATCAATTTCTACCTCTTCAATTTCATTCTTTTCTTCTTCAGACATTCATCACATCTCCTGGTTCAAGAATCGTCGCAATGACTTCATCATCGTTAATTATCCGGATCTCACCGCCATCAATCTTGAAGCGAGAACCAGAATAACGCCCAATACACACCCATTCACCTTCCTTGCACCAAGGATCACAATCGCCGAACTTAGCGGGGTCCTTATATGCCAAAGGCCCAACTTTAAGAACATAAGCAACAACAGTTGCTAATTGTTCCCGTTGTCGGATCTCATCTGGGATAAATATCCCACCGTCAGTGGTGGTTTTACCTTGATACGGCATCACAAGAATTCTCCAACCGGTAGGGTTGGGTAATCTTTCTTTCAGTGATTTATCGAGGAGGGAGGGGTCTAGGACACGTTTCGACTCTTCAACGTAAGCGTTTTCGAGTGAAGGTCCGTCGGTCTTTTGTTCCTTCGCGGGCTTCTCAGCCGCCAGACTAGCGGCGACGTGCTCCGGAACTAGCAAAGAGGTCTTCGACATCGTCTTCTGTTTTCTCCAGCAGGGTCTTCATTTCGTCGATAGCAGTGGCAACACCCTGAAGCTCCCCTACCATACTGCGGTACTGTTCATAGTTCTGAGCAATACCGTTTGCCAATTGATCCCGTAAATCGAATTCACGTTCTCGTAGGACTTTATACAATGATTGTGCGAATTGAACAACATCCATTATAAAATATCATGCTCCGATCCATCGTCCGCATCAGTGATCGGACCGCCTTCAGCCCAGCTATCACATGTATGATCCGCACTGCACATGAACTTGTACATCTGACAATACCCAAGATTTGGGTTGTTGCCCATGCACTCCATGATCTCATGTGTTTGGTTAAAAGCAGCACAGTTTCCACAAACATCTGAAAGCTTGAACCCGCCATCGTTCTGCGGATCACGGTAGTTTGCTTCTTCTACCGCTACCTGCTTGTTTTCTTCATTGACCTCTGAATCTTGCGTAGCGACTGGACAGGTCATCCCGTCCTCGCTTTCTTCCATCTTGTCAACAGGCATACCGCCCAAGGAAATGGTTAAGCTGATCATTAGTATGTCCCGCTGAACTTTTTGCCGGTCAACTGAACACAGCCGCCTTTGCTGTAGCCTTTAACCATGCCGCCATCGCGATAAGTTTCGGTCTTACCTTCACGGCGGCGTTCATACCGCATCGCATCTTCCAGAGCGTCTGGTTCTTTTCCTGATACAGGCTCCATTGGAACACGGGCATACTTAACTTTTTGATCGGTGTATGCGTCTTCCATCGCTGCAGTTTTTTCGGTTTTAGTAACCTTACCGCCTGCTTCAAAGCCTTTGACACCACGGCCTTTTAATATGTCTTTTCTCGTGACCTTACCGTCACCCGTCAAATCTGGAAACTTTTTACCCGGCATCACTTCTTACCCTTCTTGTCCAAGAAACCTTCAACAGCGCCACCACCAAAGTAAAAGCCTAAGATGATCAGCATTGCATAGTTAATACTAAACTGCTCCATGACTTTTGTCACTGCATCGGAATCCCCCTGTC